ACCTTTGCTCTAGCATGGCTATTCGCCAATCACGGAAAGGATTTTAAATGGCTACGCAAGATGACATAAACAACTTTACTTCTAGTAATTCTGTCGGATGCTTTTTAAAGCTAGCAGCACAAACATACGTTGATACTACGAATAGAAGTATTTCTGTTGCGACCGTAGACGATCTTCCGGACTTAAGCGGTAATACTATTATACCAGGAACTATATTTTACGTTGAAAGTTTGGGTGTTCCAGTAATTGCGCAAGTCGGGTGCTGGAGCGGATTGGATAACCGTCAGTTAAGAAGCGATTTTAATACGAATTTAATTTACGCGTGGGGGTTTCCTACTTCAGGACGCCTAGGTGATAATACTACTGTGTCTAAATCTTCTCCAGTGTTAGTCGCTGGAGGGTTTAATGACTGGCAAGCAGTAAGCGGCACTGGCTCGCATGCCTTAGGCATACGTTCTAATGGAATCGCTTGGGCTTGGGGTGCTGGTACTTCTGGAGAACTTGGTGATAATACAACAGTTGATAAATCTTCTCCAGTGTCAGTCGTTGGTGGCTTTACAGACTGGTGTCAAGTAAGCGGTGGTGGTGTTCACAGTTTGGGTATTCGTACTAATGGAACTGCATGGGGTTGGGGCGCAAACACTTTTGGCAATATTGGTGATAACACCGGTGGTGGTAAATCTTCTCCTGTGTCAGTCGTAGGTGGCTTTACAGACTGGTGTCAAGTGAGCGCTGGGAACGCTCACAGTCTAGGTGTTCGTACTAATGGAACTGCATGGGGTTGGGGATGTAATACTGGCGGTGGACAACTTGGCGACAACACGACAGCGACTAAATCATCACCAGTATCGGTTGTTGGCGGCTTTACAGACTGGTGCCAAGTAAGTGCGTCGGTGCACAGTCTAGGTGTTCGCCAAAATGGCACCGCCTGGGCTTGGGGGGATGGAGCATGCGGGCGTCTTGGTGATTACACTACAGTTGCTAAATCTTCTCCAGTGTTAGTCGTCGGCGGGTTCACGGACTGGTGTCAAGTAAGCGCAGCAAGATGCCATAGTCTAGGTGTTCGACAGAACGGGACCGCTTGGGCTTGGGGTCTTGGAACTGACGGCCGTCTCGGTGACAACACTGTAGCTGCCAAATCTTCTCCAGTGTCAGTCGTCGGTGGCTTTACGAACTGGTGTCAGGTGGCTACAGGCTGCACCCACAGCATAGGTGTCCGACAGAACGGAACTGTCTGGTCTTGGGGTGACAACACCTTTGGACAACTAGGTCACGGCACTTTGGTTGCTAGATCTTCTCCAGTGTCAGTTGCTGGTGGGTTAACCGGCTGGAGTCAAGTTAGCGCAGGCATAGTGTTCAGCACAGCCGTAAGAGCAGTATAGCATCATAGTTTTTTTGTATAAATAGAGTAGAAGCTATTAAACTCATAGCGTCGCAAAAAGATCTTATATAAAATTTTAGACTTTTTGAGTAATTTTAATATTACAAACTTTTAATATGAAAGGTGATTTAAATGAAGATTAATCTTGGCGCTGGTGGAACGAAGCTCGATGGTTTTGTAACTCTAGATTACGACCCGCTTGAAAATCCAGACTATATCGTAGATCTGGAAAAAGACACACTGCCATTCGAAGATAGCACAGTTGAAGTTGTTATCGCTCATCACATACTCGAACATCTTGGGCCTGGTTATTTCCATTGCCTTAAAGAAATCTATCGAGTCTGTAAGCATGGAGCGACGATAGACATTCGTGTTCCGCATCATCGGCACGACTACTTCTACGACGACCCAACACATCGTAGACCAATTACTGTTGGTGGTCTTCTTCTTTTTAGTAAGAAACATAATAAACTATGCAGGGAACAAGGCGCTGCGTCAAGCAGACTCGGTGATTACTTTAAAGTTGACTTTGAGATCCTAGATTACAACTATATGCCATCTCAGCAATACCGAGATCAGTTTGTTGGTGAACCGAGAGATGTTGTTGAAAAGTATCTTCGCGAACACAATAACATTATTGAAGAACTCTGGGTGAATTTAGTGGTGATCAAAGATGAACACGGCGGAAAATAAATTTAAGATAGAAGATCTAAAACCCGTTGTAATGGATCTTCTATCTCACGAAAAACGCGAAATCGTATTTGATATTCTTAACATGTATTTTCAAAGAGCAGAGGGTATAGGGGACTTTGATGCTCTTGGATATCTGGCACTAAAAGCAGAACACCGCGATTTGTATCTGAAATGTGCAGAAGCTGCATATACGAAGGCCGAAAGTCCTCAACAACTATACATCGCCAGATCAAACCTCTATAAAGCATATAACGCAATGAATATGCCGGATGATGCTCTATTCTATATTAATCTAAATCTGATGATCACGCCGGATGACTTTGAGACTCAGACTCAAAAAGCGTTTAATATCGCACTCAAGGGAGATAGAACGGCGTCAGAAAAGATACTGTTAGACTTACTTGAAAAACATCCAGAGAAGCGAGAGGACATGAGAAGTGCTCTGTCGGGTAAAACGCTTCGTGAAGGAAAACTTGCAGAGGGAGTCTTGTCGTTCCTTGGGACGTTTAAGCCAAAGAGTGGCAAGTTTGATGATGCTCTTAAGATGAAGCGGTGGACCGGAGCAATTCAACCAGGTAAGACTGTCTATATAGAGGGAGAGGGAGGTATAGGTGACGAGATCATCAACATTCGCTTTTTCAAATATCTTAAAGACTTAGGAATGAGACCAATACTCTACTCGTCGTGGTCTAAGTATCGCGAAGACACCGTGAATATGTTTCGTAGAAATGGGTTTGAAGTAATAACTGAGTACTATTCAATTGATCGGACACAACTATGGGCACCGATGATGAGTCTTCCAGGGTATCTCAATCTCGACGAATCTAAATTGTGGTATGGTTCGTATCTTAAACCTTTGAATGATCCAAAGAATAAAATCAATAGCACTAAGTTTAAAATTGGTATCAAGTGTTCAGGAAATCCATACTTTTCGCAAGATGAGTATCGTAAGATACCAATCGAAAAGATGTTAGAATACTTACCAGAGAACGCAGAGATCTATTACATCGACAAGCAGCCAATAAATAATCCTAGAGTAATAGATCTATCGTCAAGAATAGAAACTTGGGAAGATACACTCGACTTTATTGAACAGATGGACTGTATCGTAAGTTCGTGCACGAGCTTGGTTCATGCCGCTGGCGCTATCGGAAAAACATCTTTTGTTGTAGTTCCAATTGCGGAGTATTACATTTGGTCTACTTCCAGTAAGACGTCAAAGTCTCCTTGGTATGGAGATAACTTTCAAGTACACAAACAGACTAAAGTTCGAAGCTGGGACGAACCTCTGCAATGCGTAAATGAACAACTTTTGAAATTGATTGGATAATTATGAACAAAACATATCACTTCATAACAGGTCTGCCTCGGTCGGGTTCAACTCTGTTATCATCTATACTTCGTCAGAACCCAAGGTTTCACGCTTCAATTACTGACCCACTGGCAAGTCTAGTTAAGGGAGTTATTGAACATAGTCAAGACGCTCCTGGAATGAAATCTGAAGTTCCTGTTGAACGCAGAAAGAACCTTGTGCGGCATTTATTCGAAGGTTACTACGAAGACGTCGATAGGCCAGTAGTATTCAATACAAATAGAGCATGGACATACCTAACAAATGTTACTCGTGATCTCTATCCAAAATCAAAATACATAGTTTGTGTAAGGGATTTGAATTGGGTAATAGACAGCTTTGAGTCTGCCCATCGCAGAAATCCATTCTCCACAAACACGGTGACTGGTGGCGTAGGAAGTTCAGTGTATCAACGAGTAGATAGTCTTATGAAGGAAGACGGGGTTGTAGGTTTTCCATACGTTGGAATTAAGCAGGCTCTTACTGGTCATGATCAGCCACTTCTGTTCTTATTAGAATACGACTTGTTGTGCAAGCAGCCAAAAGAAATGATGAAAGCTCTTTACAACTTCATAGAAGAACCTTATTTTGAACATGATTTTAATAATGTAGAAGCTTCTTGGGATGAGTACGACGCAGAGATTGGTATTAAACTTCACGACGTTCGTAAGAAAGTTGAATTCCGCGAAAGAAAGTTTATACTTCCACCAGATATCCTTAATAAGCACGCAAATATGGAATTTTGGCGACAACTATGACTATAATAAAAAGAGAAGATGGTTTATATTGGCCAGAAATCGATGTCGATTCTTGCTATACATGGACTAATGTTGAATTATACACCGTAGATTCAATAGTAGGATCTCTTAAGAATAAGCGCACAATAATTCACGCGGGTGGAAACGTTGGAGCATACACTTTAAAATTTGCCGAAGCATTCGAGACAGTTTATGTGTTTGAACCGGATGTTACAAACTTCAAGTGTCTATGCATGAATACTGCAGATCATGAAAACGTATTTCAGTTTAGAGCAGCACTAGGTAGTAAGGCATCGCAAGTTTCTATCACTAATGACACTCCAGAAAATTGCGGTACGTTTCGTGTAAAGGAAGATGGAAACATTCCTGTAATAACGATAGACAGTCTTGGATTGACAGACATAGATTGTATACATTTAGATGTTGAAGGTTACGAAATGAATGCATTACTCGGAGCAGAGAACACTATAAAACTGCATCGTCCATTAATTGTAGTAGAATGGCTGGATCACGGTAAAAATTATGGTTGGGATAAAAAAGATATTATGAACTTTCTGCTTGATATGGGATATAATCAAATGAAACAAATCGGTTCTGATATGATGTTTAAAAATGAAAATTGATATATTTTTACGAACTTGCGACGTCACAAACGTTCATACTGATTGGCGAGTTAGATACCACGGAATTGAAAAATCAGATCTTATTGTAGGATGTGTATCATCTTTAGTAAACGCAATAAATAATACTAAAGGAATGGATATTAATCTGACGGTTCTCGACGATCATTCTTCAGAAGATACGGTTCAAAGAATCAAAGAGATCATTCAGAAAGTAGAAAATTCTAAACTAATACAACTCGATCAAAGTGGATACAATCATTCTGCTCATCAGCAGTGGATCCTTTGTAGGGATAGCAATTCGGACTTAGTGTATTCTGTTGAAGACGACTATCTTCACTGCCCCTCGGCAATACAGGAAATGGTTGACTCGTTTTATATGTTTTGCGATAGATTGAAACGAGAAGACATAGTGATATATCCATTCGACGAGCCGTCTGAATACGATCCTCCTGCTAGAACAGACTTCATAGTCCATGGCTCTGCTCGTCACTGGAGAACTGGAATATTTACAACAAACGTCATGATGACTACTCCAAAAATGTTTCGTGACAACTGGGAACTTTTCGAGGTTCTTGCTCTTAAGTATAACGGTGACTATCTTAATCCGAGAACGGAACACTACGAAGAGTCAAATACGATCTGGAAGATATGGCAGAGCAACAAAGCGATTAGATTCAATCCGATCCCAAGTCTTGCATTACATATGCAATTTGAGCAACAGAAAGATCCTTTTATAGAATGGCAACAATGGTGGAAAGATTACGCAAAATGAACACTACATTTATTATTAACGGCGGTGCAGGAAGAGTAATTGCAGCGATACCTGCATTAGAAAAATTTCATAGACTAAATCCAAAGAATGATTTTAGAGTAATCGTTCACGGGTGGCAAGACTTATATTGGAGCCATCCTATTCTTCAACCAAGAACGATAGGAATTCATCAAAAGAATATCTTTGAAGAGTACGTAAAGAATTATAATCTAGTGTGCCCAGAACCTTATTATATACACGACTACTACAATCAAAAGATATCACTAGCTGAAGCATTTGACCGTCAAATAAATAATACGACGGATCATAAGGATCTCGAAAAGCCTAACCTATACATCAGCACCTATGAGCGTACATCTGTTCAGAGAATTGTTGAAGAGTTTAAGCAGATACATAAGAAGAATAAAGTAGTGGTATTTCAGCCTTATGGAAGTACTATGACGATTTCAAACAATAGACCATACGATATTTCAAACAGAAGTTTAGATGTCGATGACTACTTAAAGATCGGAAAGTTTTTAAACGATAAAGACTGTCTAATCTTCTTCTTTGGTAACAGAGAACTCAAACATCCTGGAGATAACTTTAGCGCGGATCTAACTAACTTTAATCCTGAACTAAGAATGTACATGGCTCTAATAAGCGAGTGTGATTATTTCGTAGGATGCGATAGCGTAGGTCAACATATGGCTAGAGCTTTTGATAAACCCGGATCTGTGTTTATGGGTAGTACGTTTGAAAAGAACGTAAGTTATCCTGACCATTTTAAATTCTTTAGAAAACAGGGACAAGATCCAGTTTACAGTCCGATTCGCCTTGGTGGAGTAGAATCGGACTTCACGGACAGATTGAATGACGGAATCATGAATTTTTCTGCGAACGAAATTAACGAGTCCTGCCAAGTAATACTTAAAGACATATATGACGAATAATTGGAGAATCTATGAGTAACACAAATTTTTCTGTAAATCGTTCTGTAATTAATTATATCCACGCAAGAGACTACTTTCCGAAAGATGAAGTAGAACAACTTCGGCCTCTTGTGCAAGATGTGCATTGGGTAGATAAAAAGTTTGGTAAAGAGATGGAGCATTTCAATCTCATCTTCAACGACATCGATCTTGTAATCGGTAAGATGGTTGGCGACATAGTTGAGATAGATAGAGCAGCGTCAGGAACCCTTCGTAGAACAATACACGAAGTAATACACTTCGAAGATTTTGCAGACTTAAACGACTGGAGATTCGTCGTTTCACTCGAAGAAAATGAATTTAAGACATATATACACAAAGATGGATATAAGAGTGTTCTTGATTTTATTAAAGATGAAGAGAGTCAAGATAAAGAACTCGACTATCTTAATAATGACGAATGGGAAGTAGAGACATCAATAAAAATGAAACCAAACGATGTCTTATTCTATCGCCCATGGATCTTTCATTCATTTCAAGACGGCATACTTCACTACTACAAATTAAAAGTATTGTAAGTGCATAATGTCTATTAACGTTTATGTGGTTACTTCAACTATAGTTACAGGAATTGGCCACATAGATCCGCAGACTAGATTTTATGAAACTATCGAAACAATTAAGAGTATAAGAAAACAAGACAAAGATTCATATGTTATATTAATAGATAACTCTTTGTCTAAGTTGCCGGATGCTGAAGAGAATTTAATATCGAGTATGGCTGACTATTACCTATACGTCGGAGATAGAAAGCAATGTATAGAATTCAACAAGAACGGAGTTCGTTCTGCCGGCGAAGCGTTTATTCTTTTAGTATCCTTTGATGTTATTCGTAACGAAATTAGAAACGAAGTAAATAGAATATTCAAGGTGTCCGGAAGATACAGACTTACAGAAAGTTTTGATCCGTTAGAGTACGACTCATTCAAAGGAAAATACTGTTTTAAGTCAAGAGAAGAAAACATGAGACACGATGAAACCGCGTGTTTCTTACATACACGCCTTTGGTCCTTTTGTTACACTTTATTAGATGACGCTAATGACTTATTAAGAAAGTCTCTTAAGACGATTTTTGAAAAAAATGTTAACATAGAAGAAGCCATGTTCGTTAACATAAATAAAAACTTGATAGCAGAAAAAGATATATTGCATTGTGAAGGTATGCTTGCTATGTGGAATGAAAAGGTATCAGAATGAAAGTATTCATAAACGGAACTTTTGATATACTGCATCCTGGTCACATGCGGCTTATCACTTTTGCCTCAAACTACGGAGACTATCTAAAGATCGGCATAGACTCAGATAGTAGAGTTAAAAAACTAAAGGGCGCATCTCGACCAATCAATAACCAAGATACGAGAGCAACTATGCTTTTTCATGTGAAAGGCGTTGACGAAATTTCTATCTTTGACAGTGAAGAAGAACTGATAAATATTATCAGAGAGTATGAACCGGACTATATGGTTGTCGGTTCTGACTACAGAAATAAAAAAGTGATAGGCAGCGAGTATGCAAAGAAACTGATATTCTTTGATAGAATAGAAGAATACTCTTCGACTCGAGTGATAGAAAAGATAAGAGATGAACGTACACTATGCGCTGCAAACTTGTGATATCGCGTCAAACCAGGTAACCAAGAGATACTGCTGTGACACGAAACACGAGCTTATTCGAAAGTGCGTGTCTTCTTTCTTTCAATCAGTTCACGAAGCAGCCAAAAGAGATAGATCTATTAATCATCGCATAGCAATATTCGACGATCATTCTACGCAAGAAACAGTTTACTTTATTCAAGAATGTGTTAAAATATATTCAAAAGAAAACGTTCA